TGTTGGGGTGGGTGTTCTGGTAGATCATGTCCACCTTGGTCGCCAGGACGATGACCTTCTCCGCCAGGCTCTCCAGCTTGTCGAGCTTGTGGTCGTGCATGGTGAACTTCGACACCATGAGGCCCAACTTGTACAGCGCCCAGAAGGCGACGAAGAGGATTCCCAGCAGGACGAACACGCTGCTGTTCAGCTGCGCGATCAGCTGCGACAGGACTACATCCATAATCTCAATCCCTGAACCGTCTTGCGTTAAAAGCCGATAAGCGCGCCGGGATCCCGATCCCCCAACGCGCTCCGACGTCTGAAATTTGCCGACGACCGCCGCACGAACGGCGTTCCCTCTCCCCATCCGGCCCTGGACCGACGGGCCTCACATCGACGGCGCACTAAGTATAAAGAATCCGATGCGCCGAAAGCAACGGAATGTTCCTTCTGTTCTACTGTACCCCCGCAGCAGACACCTGTCAATGCCCGCAACGTGACGGCCATGTCCCAGCGCTTAGAACTCGATCTTGATGTCCGTCGTCAGGTTGCCGTGCGGGTCCTCGGCCTTTACGGCGTGGCGCAGGCGGAACTTCAAGCGGCCCCAGCCCATGGTCGCCGGGCGCATCATGGCCGACTCGATATAGGACGCCGACCCCTTTCCTTCCTCGTAGCCCATCGTCGCGCTGCCCAGGTTGAGCATGGCCTTGGTCCGCGCCGCGATCGCGGAGCCCGCGCCGCGGTTCTGCTTGGCGTAGAGCTGGTCCGTCTTTGTGCCGACCAGCTGGCAGTCGTGGCCGCGCACGTAGAAGTCGGCCTCGAAGCCCTGCGCCGCGCGCTCCAGCTTGTTGACGGTGCTGGACTTGGTCTGCCCGCCGCCCTCGCCGTGCTGGAGCATCCCCACGATGCGCTGGCTGTGGTTCTTGCGGTCGGTGAAGGTGAAGTCCAGCAAGCTCACCATCTCGCCAAGGTAGACGCACGGCTTGCCCGTGATCTCCTGCAGGCGGCGGAACAAGTACTGCACGCTGTTGGTGCCCTCGGCGATCTGCGTGTAGTGGTGGCCGGCGACGCCCCCAAGGATCCCGTACTTCGTGCCGCGGTGCAGGCGCAGGAGGAGCGGCACGACCTTCTGCTCCAGCCAGGCGACGTGCTTCTCGGAGTCGCGCTGGACAACCTCGGCCCGGTCGGCCGCGATCACGCGGCGCATGGCGCGCGTGGACGGCCGGTCCTCGTCCTCGATGTCCCCGGCGAAGATCACGCCGGCGTCGGTGTGCTTGGCGTCCGCGAGGATGTCGTCGATGTGCTGCTCGATTTTCCAGAGGCAGCAGGACCGCGACCCCAGCTGCCAGTCGGCCAGGCATTCCAGGTTGAAGCGGTACGGGACTTTTTCGAACTTGAATTTCCAAGGTTGCGCCCAAGCCATTATGCCCCCGCGAGCCGCACGACGGTCTTGTGGAGCACGTCCCACAAGTACGCACGAACCGACCGGCCGCGCTGACGGGCGCGATCGCGCTTGCCCGCGGCCAGCGCGGCCAGTCGGCGCCGCATTAGAGCGCGTCGATGCGCGCGTCCAGGACGGCCTTCGCCGAGTCGAACGCCGCGTCCACGGCGCCCGGGCCGCGGTCCGCGATCGCGGCGTCCACCATCTGCCGCGCGTGGTCCAACTGCGCGTCCAACGCGCCGTCCGCGGTCAGGATCGCCGCCTTGATGGGCGCCGGCAGGGGTAGGGCGTTGATGCCCGCGTCCAGCCGCTGGTCCAGCGCCGCGAACAGCGCGTCCACCTTCTCCACGCCGCCGGCGGCCACGGCCGCCTTGACCTGACCGCGCAGGCTCTCGATCTCGTTGTCCACCAGCGACCGCGCCGCCGACTTCCACAGCGGCTTGATGTACTGCGCCACCGGCAACTTGCACACGAAGTTCCAGATGCTCTTGAACATTTCTATTCTCCTTTGAACGTCGCTTCGGTGCTCCACCGCACCTCGATCTCCCGGCACCGCCGCGCGTCGCAGCGGTAAAATTTTGTGGACGGCCCGGCCGCGCGCACACGGGCCTCGGCCCGGCCGCGTTGCGCCGGGTCGTAGCGGTCCAGCGCGGCCGCGGGCGCACAGACGAGAGGGCGCAGCGGCGGCGGCACGATGGGCGCGAACCAGCCGCCTGGGCAGTTCCACGCGACGGCGACGACCAGGTACCAGGTCACCGGCCCTGCTCCTTGCGCGCGGCCGCGTGGGCGTTATGCCGGTCCAGGAGCAGGTCGTCGGCCTTGGACCGGCTCAGCTCCTCGCGCTCCGGCTGGGTGATGACGCTGACCCAGCCGCAGGAGCACCGGGCGAACACGCGGCCCAACATGACGATGACGTGCTGAATCATGCGTCCTCCGGCGGCAGGTTTTGATGCGCTTTCAAATACTCGACTGCCTTTAGAAATAATTCCGGTCGTTCGCGGAACATGCCGATTCCGCTATTGCATTTTCCGCAGAGCAGGGAACGAACGCGCCCGGAAGAATGGTTATGATCGACGCGAAGATCGCCTTCTGAATGGACATCAGCGCAGACCGCGCACTGTCCGGCCTGGGCGCGATACATCGCCCTGTATTCTTCGAGAGAAATTCCATAACGCCGACGATAATGGATGTCCCTTTGTTTTTCAGGATTACGCCTGTACCAATCCCGGCATGCGGCGTTGAACTTCGCCAAATACGCCGGGTCTTTGCGCTTTCGACGGCCGTACTCGCGGGCATATTCGCGCGCCCGCGCGCGGTCTTTATGAGCCATTGGCGGGAAGCTCCAAATGCGGGTAATCGTCGAGATGCCAATTCCCCCCCCAGACCAGGCCGAACTCGGCCGCCAGGGGGCCCAGGATCGCGTAGGCGGCCCGGTCCCAGGTCGGATGGTGCTTGGCCGCCCCGGGCTCCATGTCCACGGCCACGTCCACCGCCTCGGCGGGGTAGACCATGTGGCGGCTCTTCTTCGTGACGCCGTCCAGCTGGGTCACCGTCAGCTCGCCGGGTACGCCGCGGCGCCCGATCTTGAACAGCTCCTGCTGGTGGGCGGCCGAGCGCCAGGTGCACGTCTCGATCAGGCACCGGCCGGTCCGCTCCTGGAACGCCGCCTTGAGCAGGAGGTAGCGCCGGGCCAGCTCCGGGTGGGCGTCGCACAGGTCGCGGCTCTCGGCCGCGCCCGGCGGCGGCTGCCGGTTGGCGGGGGCGAACGTCGGCAGGTTCGCGTGAACCGTGATCGCGGTCTTGAGCGCGGCGGGGCCCGCGCCGGCGGCGCCGAGCTGCTGGTTGGTGAAGAACGTCTCCATCAGCTCCAGGACCCAGTCGTACCACGGCTTGGGCGCGGGGTCGCTCACGGCTTCCTCGTGATGCCCAGCGTGGTCTCGATGATCAGCAGGCGCTCGTTCGTGACCTTCGCGTTCGCGCTGGACTCCGCCGTCGAGGCGTCGAGGCGCTTCACGATCGCGTCGATGCCCATCTTCAGTGCGTCGATACCGGACTTCATGGCCTCGATGCCGCCGTAGAACTGCATCCGATCGGAGCGGGCCTCCGCGTGCGCCTCCTTGAGGTCGGCCTCCCGCTTGGCGAGCTGCTCGGACAGGATGCGGATCGGCTCCGACTGGGCATCGAGGGCCGCTTTTTCCTTGGCGGCCTGCATGTCCACCTGCACGCGGCGGCGGTAGGCCCAGGAGCCGCCGCCGACGGCGGCGAGGCTGCCGATGGTGCCCAGGATCTGGTAGGCGTAGGGGCCGAGGGTCATGGTGATCTCCGGTGCGGCGGGGGGTGTAGCGCGCGCAGGCGCCGTTCGCGGATCGACGACACGTATTCCCAGCCCTTCAACGCCAACACGACCGCAATCTCGGCTATCAGCCCGAACGCCGCGAACAGCAGGCAGGTGTACCGAATGCCGATGAACCGGACGTCGAGCGGCGGGCAGTCGGGGACGATCACGGCGAAATCTCCTCGATGAGAACACTGGAACAAATGGTGTTCCCGTATTCGCCTGTCGTGTTCGAGCCGTCAGCGTTGAGATGGAGCGTGTTCGCCGCGCCGGAGCCGAATCTCGCGTGCGCGGTGACAAGCCCCGTCGCTCCGGGCGCATATTCATAAGGACTCGTTCTGACGAGTCGAGTCTCCCCAGTGCTGGAACTTTGGGCCATACCAGTCGTCACGGCGGTCCCACCGGCGTTCACGAACACGAAGACGAGGACGTCGTCCGTACCGCCGCATTGGATGGAGGCTGTGGCCGTGATCCGCACGCGCGAAGACGCGTTCCTGACAGTGATCGCCGCCGCGGCGTATTCGGTTCCGTTCGAAGTAGTCGGAGCCGTGTTGCCCAGAGAAGGTCCGTTCCCAGTCGCAGTCATCGCCGTGCATCTGACCGTCTGAGAGGACTGGATGACCATGCCAGACCCTGGGGCGATCAATAGCCCACTGATCGTCGTCGAAGCGCCGAACACGTTGTTTCCGCTAAAGGTGTTATTTCCCGCCTTCGTCACGTCGCCGGTCCCGCCCGCCGCCGCGACCATCTGCCGCGATCCGTCAGGGAAGACGATACCCGCGCTCCCGCTGGCGAGGTTGATCTGCCCGGCGGAGACGTTGATGCCAGAGCTGGTCGTGAGACTGTAGCCGCTGGCGTCCTTTGAAGTGATCGTCATCGTGCTGACCGTCGCGTTCGTCGAAATGGTGATGCCCGCGCCGGTCCCAGCAAGCGAGGAAATGTCCGCATTCGCGCCTGATTGCGCCGCGCTGAGGTTCGAGCGCGCCGCCGAGGCCGTCGCCCCCGCCGTGCCGCCGTTGGCGACGGGGACCTGTCCGGTGAGCGCGGTCGCCGCCGGGATGGCGCTGATGTTCGTGCCGGTCAGCGTCGGGGTGTTGCTCCACGCCGGCGCTCCGCTGTTGGCCGTCAGGACGACGTTGGCGCCCGGCTGACCGGTGAAAGTGGTCGCGCCGGCGCCGGTCTGGTAGGGCACCTCGTTGGCCAAGCCGCCAGCGAGGTTCGTCCCGGTCGTGGCCGTGGTCGCGTTGCCCGACAAGGCAGCCGTGATCGTCCCGGCCGTGAAGTTCCCGGAGCCGTCGCGGGCGACGATGGCGCTGGCCGTGTTCGCCGAGGCCGCGCCGTGCGCGGACGTGCCCGACAGCGCCGCATGGGTGAACAGGGCCCCGGAGGTGACGGGCTCCGTGGAACCCGAGACGCCGCTCGTCGCGACGTGGGCCGCCACGACGTTGCCGGAGGCCGCCACGCCCAGGGCGACGTAACCGGACGCCGCGGTCGTCGGTGTGGCCGCGAGGGCGGTCGCCGTGGCGGCGTTGCCGGTTATATTCAGGCCGGTCGCCGTGCCTGCGCTGATGTTCGCCGCCGTCAGGGCGGTCAGCGCAGCGCCGTTGCCCGTGAATGTGGCCGCCGTCACGCCGTAGGTCACGCCCAGGCCGCCGCCGCCCGTCACGGTCATGGAGCCGAAGTCCGTCAGATAGGACGTCGGGTCCAGGTAGACGCCCGAGCTGATCTCGATCATCAGTGCGCCCGTGTTGCGGCCGCCGATCTTGTTGGTGTAAATCGGGCCGAAGTACGAGGGCGTGGTCGTGCTACCGCTGAAGTCCATCGCGATCGCGGAGATGGTGTCCAGGCTGGTGTTGACGCAGCCGACCCAGGTCGAGCTGGGGTCGCCCAGGCGGATCTTGTTCAGCACCAGGCCGCCGGTGGTCAGGACGCACGAGGCCGCCGCCAGCGCGGGCGCGAGCAGGACGGCGCACAGCAGTGCCAACTTCTTCATGAGAGTATCTCCTCGAGCAATAGGTCGGCAGTCGCCGCGGCCAGCTTCTTCGTGATGCCGACGATCTTCATCTTCTTGTTGACGGCCAACGCCACGCCCTGCGCGCCGGCGAAGCCGGACGCCTGCAGCGGGTCGCCCGCTATGCTCTCCAGCAGCTTCCGGTCGGGCACGAAGGTCAGCGTCACCGGATCGGACAGCTCCAGCCAGGGCGCCAGCTTGGTCTGCGCGCGGCAGCGCCAGCGCGGGCGGTAGTTGTCCTGGTAGGCCGTCTGCGCGGCCGCCTTGCCGATCTGTGCGTCGTTGGCCACCAGCTCGCCGCTGAAGTCCAGGTCGCGCTGGATGGGACCGAAGCGCCGCTCGCTCGTCGGTTCGGCCTCGCCGGCGTCGGTCTTGGTGTAGTAGTACTCGTACGGCGGCTGGCTGGCGTGGCCGATGTTGAAGACCCGGTCCCAGCCCGGGTGCGTGTCGTCCACGTGGATCACGTTCGTCCACGGGTCCAACGCCAGGACCGCCGCGCCGGACACCGTCCGGGAGCGGAAGAAGAACACCCCGCTGGCGTCCCAGCCGGTCTCGTAGTTGCACATGCGCGCGTAGACCTGGATTTTGTCCCAGGCCGTGCCGCTGGTCGGCGCCACCTGCGACAGCGTCACCGTGGACGAGGTGAAGTGGGCGACGAGCTTCTGGACCTCGGGCGAGACGTACAGCCCCGTGCCCGGGTTTATCTCGACGCGCAGCTTCAGCCACTGCCGCGGCGTGCTCGCCATCTGGTTGCCCGCGCCGAGGACCTGGAGCGCGTCCCACGTGCCCGGCGACCCCGCGCTGTCCGGGGCGCTGGCGGTCTTGTAGACCACGGCGCCGCCGTTGAGCACCTCGAAGTGGTCCAGCATGCCCAGCGCGGCCGGCGTCGCGAGGAGGTTGAACACCAGCTCCGCGATCGTCGCGCTCCCGCTGACCGCGCCGATGCCGTCCAGCTCGCTGCTGGTGTAGATGTCGGTGATCGCGGCCGTGACGGTGCCCGCGCCGTTCCACGGGCACACCACGAACATGTACGACGAGGCGGAATACGTCGAATCCGCCGCGCTGATGATCTGCGTGCCGTTCAGGAAGACATTAAAGTTGCCGCCGGCGTCGCGCGTGACGCGGAACTCGTTGAAGCCGCTGCCCAAAGACAAGCCCGAGGCGGTGGCGATCGTGAAGAACGGCCGCACGAAGGACACCGTCCCGGCGACGTTGTCGATGGTCAGCCGGTACCAGTTCCCCGTCGGGTTGCCCCCGGAGTTGGCGTTGCTGTCCGCCATGAAGTACACGGACCCGACGCCTTTGAACCGGTAGCGGAAAGTGCCGAGGGTGAACTGCGACGCCGTGTACACCGACGTCAGCAGGTTGGTGGCGGTCAACTGCAGCGCGGAGCTGACGATCGACACGGACCCGTTGTTGGCCGCGACCGTCCAGGGCGGGTTCGCCGTGTAGTCCCCGTCGCTGAAATCGTCGATCAGGAACCACTTCTTGAAGATGCTCCCGGGCGTCAGCGTGGTCGTCAGGTTCTGCAGGAGCGTGCCCGCCTCCCAGTCGGATTCCGTGTCCACCGTCTTGGACGACGACAGGCCGCCGGGGAAGATGACCGGCTGGATGTTCCGCGACCCGGACCCGATGCCGGACGCGTCGCAGTACAGCGCCACGGCCTCCTCGACCTTCTTCGTGAGCTGGCCCTTGGCCCCGTCCCAGGTGAAGGCCTTGCCGATCCACAGCGTCGGGTCCACGAGCGTGATCTGCGCCGGGCCGACCAGGCTGGTCGGCAGGGCGTACGTGTAGTCGCCGCCCTGTGCGAGCGCCACGCCGTCGGCGTAGACCGTCTTGATCAGCGTGACGGCCTGCGACGCGGTGAGAAGGTTCTTGGTGATCAGCGTGGCCGTTAGGACCTTCCCGTTCTGCGCCGCCGGCGACACGAGGGTGATCGCGGCCGCGGTGCCGTCCGTGGGGATGCTGACGCTGTAGTCCGTCGTCAGGGTCAGCGCCACGCCGTTGGCCTTCACGTTCACCACCTTGATGACGCCGGTGGACGTGGTCTTCAGGACGGCCGTGGTGCCGTCGCCCGGGCTGGGGTTCAGCGGCTCGTTCACCACGCTGTTGGCGACGGCCTCGCCGGTGACCGTGGTGTTGACCTTCACGGCCGCGCACTTCTCCGCCAGGAGGGACGCGCTGACCAGGATCTGCATCTCCCCGGTCCGGGGCAGAGGGGTGTAGTCCGCAGCGAAGCCGGTGAACTGCGCGCAGTCGCCCCAGGTCCCGTCCGGCAGAAGGAAGCTGTAGAGGATTTGGAAGAGGGTCTGGTCGTCGTAGTAGCCGTTGGGCGCCAGGGCGTCGGCCGCGAACACCGACGGGTCGTTGACGCTGCGCACCCACTGGTTGCGCGTGTTGTTCGGCCGCAGCGTGACCGTGGAGGACTTGAAGATGCTGGGCTCCGCCACGTCCAACTGGTTGACGATCTCGCCGGGATCCAGGAAGTCCCGCTGGGCGAGGGTGTGCCAGTTCGGCTCGTAGGCGAACGCCACCGCCCCCGTGTCGAAATAGCGCCGCTTGTACTGGACGACCACGCGCGCCGTCTTGCCGCCCCGGCGGGCCTGGACGTCTTTGTACGCCTGGCTGACCGCGATCGCCATTAGGCCCCGCCGACCTCTTCCACCGACAGCGCGACGCGCATCAGGCGCGAGTCGCGGTCCATGCTGAGCGGCGCCGCGTTGTAGGTGTTCGGCGCGACGCGGCACAGGAACCACTGGTTGGGATACTTGCCCGGCTGGGGCACGAACAGGAAGAAGTCCCCGCGCAGCGCGGCGTAGGACGGCTCCTCCGTGTCCGGCACGGCCAGGAACAGCAGCGGCGTCCGCATGAAGTCGAAGTCCGCGTCGTTGTGCAGGATGTTCGTCTGGTCCAGGGTGCCGTCGAAGAGCTTGACCGTGACCACCTGCTCCTCGGGCTTCATGTTCAGGTCGCTGGTGCCGCGGCTGGCCTGGAACTTCTGCACGCTCGGCAGGAAGAGCCCCAGGGACTTCTCCTGGTTCGGCGTCTGCGTGTGCGTCGCCGTGACCAGCCATTCGTCGATCGTCACGCCCGCCGCCGGGTCCAGCGGCAGGATGAGATGGTCCGCCGCGAAGTCCGCGCCGGTATAGTCCGCGCCCGGAAAGATGGTCCACGCGCCGCCGTTGAGGCGGTATTCCACCTTGAAGCGCTTGAAGTTGATGTTGAGGAGCGCCAGGCAGTCGGCGGTCTTCGCCGCGACCGTGCTCCCCTCGTACTGCTTCGCCTGCCAGGTCCACGCCACCCCGTCCGTGTCCTGTCCTTGGGACGTCGCCGCGGTCTTCTGCGACATGTCGATGGCGCGCTGCTTGAACGCGTCGCCGCTGGACACCACGATGCCGCCCGCGTTCAGCGCGTCCGTCGTCACGAACGGCTTCGCCAGGAACGCCGGCGCCGCCCCGGCCGTCAGGACCATGGCCCCCATTACACCGACCTCCCGCCGTTCTTTTGCGCCGTCTGCGCCAGCTGGAGCGAGAGCGCCACGCCCGCGGCCCCGCCCGAGCGCGCCGCTTCCTTCAGCCCGACGGCCAGGCGCTCGGCCGCGGCCGCGCTGGACAGGTCTAGGCCGCTGATCTGCACGGTCTGGTTGATGACGACCGTCGCGCCGCCGCCCCCGCCGCCGAGCGCGCCGTTGGGCACGATCGTCCCGGCCGTATCGGGCACGAACAGCTCCGGGCCGTTCTCACCGACCACGGACACCTTGTTCATGGGCGGCCGACCGCCGTCGGCGAACGCGCCGCCGATGAAGCCGGCCGCGAACGGCCCGCCCAGCCCGGCCGCGGTCAAGGCCTTCAGCAGGAGTATCTTCGCAATCAGCTTCAGGATCGCCTCGATCATGTCCTGCACGAACTGCCCGACGTTCTCCTTGCCCTTCAGGAAGGAGGCGGTCATCGCCCCCATGGACGACTCCGTGGCGCTCACCATGGACCCGACCTGGGACTTGAACGTCTGCGCGGCCTGGATGGCGTTCTCCCGGAACGCGCCGAGCGTCACGTCCATGACGCTGCCCTGCTGTTGCAGGGTGCTCCCCAGCGCCTGCCACAGCGAAATCTGCTGCTGGATGTCTTGCGGCTTGGGGCCGATCATGCCGTTCGGGCCGAGGCCGGACGACGCCGTTGACGGCGCCGGGGCCGCGCCCAACCCTTTCACCGACCCCACGATGCCCGCCGACGCGGCTTTGGCGGCCGCCAGGGCCCGGCCGAGCGCGCCGCCGACGCCCTTCTCGAGGGCGTCCATCTGCGCCAGGAATCCGTCCTTCAAGTCCGTGCCCGCCTTGGTCGCGACGGCGGCCGCCTGGCCCAGCGCGGCGCTGATCGCGGGCTTCAACTGGACGAGCAGGGCCAGCCCCGGGAACATCGCCGCGAACATGTCGCTCATGAAGCCGCGCGTCGCCGTGTTCAGCGCCGCCAGCTTCTCCACGATGAAGTCCGCGATCTGCCCCATGTCGTCGCGCAACTCGGTCCACTTCGTGATCCAAAGGTAGGCCGCGGCCACCACCACCCCGACCGCGAGCAGGACGGACCCCGACAGCGCGGCCAGGACCGCGGCGACCGTCTCCAGCGCGGTGGCCGCGCCGCCGATGCCCACGGCCGCCAGCCCGAAGGCCTCGCCGAGCGCGGTCACGGCGGTACCGATCGCGCTCAAGACGGCGGTCACGGCCCCGAAGCTCAGGAACAGCCGCAGCGCGCCCACGACGGTCCCCAGCGTGCTGTAGAGGCCCGCGAAGGCCAACAGGAGCGGCCCCACCGACGCGACGAGCGACGCCAGCACGACGGCCAGGTCCTTGCCGCCGGCGTCCAGATTTTCGAACCAGTTCGAAAGCTCGGTCACGGCCTTGGTGAACCTCTCCACCAGGGGCACGACGATCGGCAGGAGGTCCTGGCCCAGGCGGATGAGCGCGGTCTGCACCTGGACGAGGGCCTGGGCGAACTTGAAGCTGTCGTCCGAGGCGGCGCGCTGGAAGGCCGCGCCCAAGGTGCCGGTGGTGGTGGCCGCCAGCTTCTGGAAGATGCCCGCCGTTTCGCTGGAGTTGGCCCCCAGGAGGCTCAGGACGCCCGCGAACGTGCGCGCGGACGGAAAGACCTGGGCCAGGGCCGCGTCGTCGCCCTGGAAGGCCGTCTTGAGCGTGTCCAGCGTCGCCAGGAGCCCCTTGGAGGCCAGCTCGTCCTTCAGGGCCGCCGCGCTCAGGCCCACCATGGCCAGCGCCTTCTGGACGCTCGCGGAGGGCTTCTCGACCGTCTCCAGGATCGTCCGCAGGCCGGTCGTCGCCTGCCCGGCCTCGAGGCCGGACCGGGTCATGGCCGCCACGGCCGCCGCGACCTGGTCGAAGGACACCCCGGCCTGCGCCGCGATGGGCATGATGGCGCCCACGCTGCCGACCAGGTCGTCGATGTTCAGACGCCCCACGCGCGCGGCCTCCACCAGGACGCTCGTCGCCTGGGCGGCGGATAGGGCCTTGGGGCCGTAGGCGTTGAGCTCCGCCGCCAGGAAGGACGCCATGCTCTTGGCGTTGCCCAGGCCGATGGCGGAGGCCTCGGCCGCGGCCGTCAGCACCTCCAGCGCCGCCTGCCCGCGGATCCCGGCCGCCTCCACCTCGTACAGCGCCGCGCCCAGCTCCTTCGGCGACTGCGCCGTCTGGCCGGCCAGCTTCAGCACGCTGTCGCGCAGGGCGTCGGTCTCGGCCGCGGACTGGCCCAGCACGGCCTGCATCTTGTCGAACGGGTCGTTGAAGTCCACGGCCAGCTTCGCCGCGGCCGTGGCCAGCGCCGCCAGCGGCGCCGTCAGGCCCGCCGTCATGCTCGCGCCCAGGTCCTCGATGCGCGCCGCCGTGCGGTCGAGCGCCTTCTCCACGGTCTTGAGCCCGCGCTCGAAGTCCGTGGTCTGGGCGGTCAACGCGACGACGAGCGTGCTAACGGTGGCCATCGTCTATTTCTTCTCCTTGCGCGCCATGTTGGCGTCGCCGAGCGCCATGAACGTCGCCTTGATCTTCGCCCACAGCTTCATGGGCTCCGTCTGCACGTCCAACCCGAACCGCAGCATGAAGTCCTGCGGCTTCTGCACCTTGCCGCCCTTGCCGCGGAAGGCGTTGCTGATCAGCGCCGCGACCACGCCGCTGCGCAAGTCCGCCCGCTCCTCCCCCCACGGCTCCAGACGGTAGTACGCCTCCCACTCGGTGAGCTCCTGCCCCGACATCCGGGTCAGGAGCTCACCGACGGGCATGCCCAGAGCAAGCGCCAGCCGGAACCAGAAGCGCCGCTCTGGGCGGCGGATCAGTTTTTTTCGGCCGCCTGCACCGCCGCTTCGTCCAGCCCGGACAGACGCTGCGCGACCTTGAAGAGCCGGGACAACACCGCGCCCGACTTCTTGCCCAAGGCGTCGATCTCCTCGTCGGCGTACAGGCGCGCGCCCGTCTCGTCGACCAGGCAACGCGCGACCAGGCGCGCCGTGATGTCCTTGAACTCGATGCTCTTCTCGCCGCCGTCCTTCTTCATGGTCTCGCCCAGGAACTTGTCCTTGTCGCTCCCGTTGAGCCCGCGCAGGAGCACGGTGCCGCCCCACTCGGGGACGGCCACTTCCTCCGTCGGCAGGTCCGGCGCCTTCTCGATGTCCGCCCGGCTGATCTTCGTCATGATGGGATGGTCTCCTCTTTTACTGGTTCGGCGTCACGGGTCCGGTCACGCGCAGCTTGACCTTGGCGGTCAGCTTGCCGGCGACGGGGCCCTCGGGTTCGAAGCCGACGACGTAGGCCGCGAACGCCACGTAGTCGTTGCCGACCGTCGGGAACGCGATCCGCCAGTTGCTCTTGACCTTATTCTTCAGGTCGTACATGAAGCCGCCGGCGCTGTTCTTGTGCGTGGCCTCCGCCGGGTCCCAGTTGATCGGCAGGGTGACCTCGCCGCCGTCCTCGATGGTGGGCACGAACTCCTTGGCGGTGGAGCCGTGGTGGGTCGTCTCGACGGTGTCGAGGGCGAGGGCGGGCCCCACGACGTCGCCGATGTGCGCCATGGACACGAAGTTCTCCGTCGGCGTGGCGCCGTCGCCGCGCTGAAGCTGAATTCCGTGCGCCGCGTAGTCTTTGGACATTTCGATTTCTCCTGGTTGGGATGGGTGCGGCGCTTACGGAAACGTGATCACGGCCAGCTTGAGCGTCGCGTCCGAGCAGGTCGTGTGAATGGTGCCGTCGGTCTGGTTCCACCCGTTCAGCGGGAAGAACTGGAAGACGTAGTAGGCTCCGGCGTTGATGTTCTTGGTCGAGTCGCCGGTGCGGCCCGCGGAGTCGGCCACGCTCGCCACCGTGATCGAGTGCGCGGACGCGTCGCTGTTGAAGGCGATCAGCACCTGGCGCCCGGTGTTGACGAAGCTGTTCCCGTTCGACGCGTCGCACGCGACGAACGTGAACGAGGCCGGCACGACGGCGTAGCCCGAAGGGGCGGCGGTGGAGGCGACGGTCGTCGGCGCCGTGGCGTGGACCGGCGCCGCCAGGGCCAGGGCCGCGAGAGCGGCGAGCAGGTAGGTTTTCATGGTTCGATGGTTCTCCTTGGTTTCAGTCTTCCGTGTGCCAGAGCAGGACGTCGACGATCACTTGGTGGCGGCGCTCCTCGGGCACGAACAGATCGATCTCGTTGTCCACGGCCGCGGCGGAGCGGGCCACGCCGCCCATGGCGCCGTGGTAGTCCTTCAGCGCGGCGACGGTAACGGCGGCCAGTTGCTTGGCCTCCAGGTAGTCGTCGGCCCAGTGCGACAGCTGCAGGCGCGGCCGGGCCAACTCGGAGCCGCCGTGCGTCTGGTCGCGCGGCCCGCTCACCTTGCGGTACGTCGCGTAGGGCGTCTTCACATCGTCCGGGACGGCGCCGGCCGGGTAGAAGCGGCTGGCCGCGCCGACGCCGACGATCGCGGTGAAGGCGCCGACGGTGCCCATGAAGGCGACCAGCCCTTCCTCGATGGTGGTGCTCATTCGGCGTAGCCCTCCACCCACACGGCGAACGCGCCGATGGTGACCTTGCCGGCGGCGTCCTTCCGGGCGTCGAAGGCCGGGCGCAGGAACGGCAGGGCTTCCATGAAGCGCGTGCCGTACTCCACCATGAGCGCGTAGAACGCGCCGTTGACCTTGGCGCGGTAGTCGCTCTTGCCGATGCCCACGCCGACCGTCACGCGGCCGGCCTCGCGCTTGAGGACCATCAGCGCGATCTTGTCGCGCAGGTTCCCCCGCACGCGGCGCGGGTCGTCCTTCTTCAGCACCGGGGCGTTGGCCTTCGCCGCGGCCAGGAACTCGCGGCCGCCGGCGACGGCCGCGTCCTCGACGATCTGCCCGCGGGACTCCGCGCCCATGCGCGCGAGCTTGGCCTTGAACTCGGCCGCGTTCTGCAGGCTGACGCCCACGATCTGGAAGGCCACTAGACGCCCTCCCCGGTGGTCATCTGCTTGCAGGCGACGACCATCTCGCGGGCGACGCCGTAGGGGCGCACGATGCCGAGGAAGCCGTAGTACTCGATCCCCTGCGAGGGCGTGTTGCGGACCGCGCGCCAGGTCTCGTTGACGCCCTGGCGGAAGCGCATGCGCACGACCACGGTGATCTCGTTGGCGAACTTCTCGCCCGCGAACAGCTCGCGGCCGCGCTGGGGCTCGATGCTGGCCCACACCGTGGCGACGTCCACGAAGGTGCGCTTGGCCTGCCCGGCCGCGCCGCGCTCGCCCGACGGGCTTTGCAGGAGCAGCCGGTGGCGCATGGTCCCGGCCCTCATCGGTACAGCCCCCGGGCGTAGACGCGGAACTTGGAGATCAGCGCCCGCACGCCGCGCGGCATCTCCTCCAGCTTCAAGGGCGTCGTCGCCTCGCGGTTCTCGTAGTAGTGCGCGGCCAGGAGCTTGATGGCCAGTTTCAAACGATTCGGG